TATAGATTGTCTAAGGGTATGTAATCCCAGAAGGGAGTACATCGTAGCTTACGCTTGTAGAGGACTCTGTCATGCCTGACAGCAATAGAAGGGTTATAAGCCCGACTATTGACGCTACAAGCAACCAACTCACCATAAAGGAAGCTAATATACAATCCGGAAGGGTTGAATACTAGCGACTTACTTCCATTAGGGATACGGATGTCCCCATCACCAATGCGCAAAGACTTGCGATGTGACCGGTACACAGGATAAAGAAGTCCTTGTGTATTACGATCACGCCTCATTGTCTTAGGCAAGATGAAAGAAGGAACGCGAATACCAGCATCATTATTCTCATCAAACGGAACGAACATCACCTTGTTAGGTGGTGATAGTAACGAATGAAGATAATGAATAGTCTTAGAAAGACTAATGCCAGTATAAGCAGACCAACTATTTAGGAGGTTTATGGCGACAAAGATATCTTGCGGCGACCGAAGTGTCTTAATATAGATACTCCGGGCTGGTTGGCCAAAGAGCCAATCAGCACCACAAGATTCTCTGAACGGACCTTCAAAGAAGGTCTTAGAGGCGTTTGGTGAAAAACCAAGCAAACTTAGGAGTCTGATAACATTACGATAACATCTGCTATCGCATATGAGATCATCCCCAAAGCAAGCCCAATTTTGCGCCAAACCATCGTACAGAGGTATTCCTGCTGTACGATAGGCAGCTCTAACTAAGCAACTGAATATGACAGTCTGCAAAGGGAACGTAAAACCGTTACCCATGGTAGATATCATATAAAGAGGTATGCGAGTACCTTTATAGACAGTATGATTAGACCTAATCTCCAACAAGGTTTTGAAAAACCAAGAAGGAAAAATGGTCTCACACAATCTAAGAGAGATACTATCGGATGCAGAGGACAGATCTACTGTAGAGTAGGTACCATCCTTTGACCCAACGCATGCCAGTGTACGATTCTTCTGAGGTTGAGTCGCCAAATCAATATCAAAATGATTGGACAACCTAGCTTCCAGAAGAGCGCCGAGACCCAATTGACAGAACATGTTAATTGAAGGCTCGACGCAAATCATACGACTCACGCTTAACGTTTTTGGAACAAAGCTACACCGACTGCCGGTAGTTATATCAATGTCTCCGTATTTCTCATAGCGGTGGACTTCCGCCTCTAAGAAAGTAGGGAACCATGAAATATAACCCTTATACATATTGTATAAGTATCTAGACGTAACAGTGAGCTTAGAGCTAAAGAGCTTAGCATACATGCTATTCCCTCTAGCTCCTAAGGCAACACCAGGCCCTGTTCTACCTAATCCGATGAAATCGTAATAGGAAGAAAAGAGCATTTCGCCAGAAGGATGAAGAAACAAGTCAACTTCACGAAGAAAGTCTCCATAAAGTTGCTCATCCCAACTACTTTCTAGACGAAGACACCAGTCCCTGCACTTTTTATTTGATGCAAGGAATTTCTCTAGAGCAAGCTCATCAGGCTTATCAGTGTTGTCCGGAACCCATTTACGGGTTACGTCATAACAAAGAGAAGTACTAACAAACTGCTTATAAGAAACGTCTGGAGGCAACTTACTAGGGTCGACTGGACCCAAGGGTAAGAATGCCGAAACGTCGTCGACAACAGCAGAGTAAAGAGCATCAGAGCGAGTGCCCATGAGGTTCTCTCCTAACAGTAAACTAAGTAGCCAAAGGGTTCAACCCCTAAACCGCATCACTAGAAAGTGATGTGACGATCTGAGAACCTACACCGGCGACAACTCTAGCCCACTCAGGAATGAGTGGAAGAGAAGCAATCGATGTAGTGATCAGAAGGACTACACGCGCATTCTTGCGCAACCAGGAGATCATTAGATCACCCCGGTCACGCAAGTATCACCAATCGACGAGGAAATCTGAGCGATTGCCCCGAAGAGAAGTGAGAGCGCAGCACGAACATTCGCAACGTCAGCAGTGTCGGCACCAGCTGGAATGTCGAGCTCAACGCGTGCTTGAAGCACAGCGGGAGCTTGACCGGCCAGAACAGTGACGCCCTTGCGGACGAGGAGTTTGTACGTGTTTCGTGGTACTGCACGGAGAACGCCAGTCACAGGATCAACGACTCCGAGGGCCTTCAAAGAAGAAGGTCTGGAGCCGGTGAATGTGAAAGGACGTGTAGGCGACGAAGCAGCATCGACACCAGTTTGCGTTCCTCCAATGGAGATAACAGCATACTGCTTGCCGCTACTGGTCGGCGCCGTATCGACAGCCAACGTATACGTTGGAGTTGTCAATCCCGTCTGGGCTGCTCCCGTTACGGGAGAAGAGAGTGTAAAGGACATTGGTTAACCTTCATTTAAAGAAAGGAACTAGGGATTTAGTGTTACTAGAAATCAAAGCAGCAATGTTCTCCCAAGGCCTAGAACTTACAGGTAAGGAAAACCTCACCGTAGGAACAAGATCAAGGGAATCAGAAACACTGCTGCGAGTGAACCTAGTAGCAATAAACCTAGGGTTGGTTCCAGAGAGAGTTCCCGTATCATCATAATTCCAATTCACATCCGAAGGTATAGGCACGGACTCAATATTATAACTGTTAGTTATAGTAAAGTGTTCGGTCATACAAGCGTATGTGAGGTCGGAAGTAGGAAAGGTAAGGGAATTAACTATGTCACCAACATTGGTGAAATAGTCAACCACGAAAGAATATGGAAGAAGGTCCCATGCCGTAACAGCAAAGTCATTCAGCGTAGAAAGCTGTAGACTCTGAGCTAAAGGTATGTTACCTTGATCATCCAGATTCAATCGAATCGCACCTTTGATCCTTATCTGGTACTTGGCTAACACGTAAGTTTCCAAGGACAAGAAAGTTTCAGGGAAAGGTTGATAAGGGTCAGGACCAATATGGTCAAGCTGCCTAGTATCCGTAGCACTGCCAAAGCAGGAAGCAACATTTGACATACGACGTCTGTCGATGTTAGATATTGCATCTGCAATGTCAAGAGCTAAAGGACGCCAACCAAACCTATACTCAAGGTACGAGTCCGATAGAGCCTTTCTTAGATCCCTTGCACGTGGGTATCTTCGCTTCGCTTTCTTTAACGAAGAAAAGTACTTCAGCGTGAGATCACTAAGTGACTTCATCGGGTGGATCAATGATTCAATTGTTTGCTTGAGCTCACCGAGATCTTGACCGGACTCAAAAGAGGACCGGGCAGATTTAGCGGACTCAAGAAACTTTCGAATCGCTCTGTTACGTGTATCGGGAAAATAGTTAGCCGGATTGAAAGCAAAAGGATTAGGGAACACTAGGTTAGGACCTAGGTTACCATGAGTCCTTGCTCCTTTCTGGTTACGATCTGAAAGAATGTTGACATTCGTACTAGTCGCATGATAAGTGTAAGAAAAGTCGGTGCCATTCTCGATATGGTATTTTACACCATTAGCTTGAGTGGTAGCGTCTTGACCTGCAGCAATTATGCGACGCCATGATGCATTCTGTGACCCTGAAAAGGAATTCACATAAGGCAAATGGCCGGTGACAGTGCCCAACGTTGAATAATCGAAATCGAATATATCACGGTGGTCACCAGTCATCGAATAAATATGAGAGTTATTCTCAACTTTATTGTACGGTTCACCATTCATAGATCACCTTCTATTTTCTGACGATATGAGCAGTCAGGTACCACCTAGACTGGTGTCATACCCTCAAGAGAAGATCCTAAAGTAAGGTCAAGGATTTTGCTTATCGATTCTGCGATCAGCGACCTCTTCAGAGATAGTGATCTCTGAAGAAGGGACAAAGACCACAGAATCAGAAATCCAAGACAAGCGCTCAGAAACGATATCAGAAACGTGAGCAGGTCGAAGAGCCGCAAGAGCATAAAACTCAGGCGATTTCAAAGACTTCTCTACGAGAATCTCCCTAAGCAAAGGGAAAGAATCATAGAGAGACTGCAAACATTCTGAGCAAAGTTTCATGAGAACTCCTTACAATGGATATAGCTCACCCACAAAGTGAGTGAGG